AACGGACAGCCAGGGTGCGATTTTCAAGCATGGTGGTGTTGCCAGCGTCTGAGGTACCGGTAGAGGTTACAGGCGCGGCAGGCAGATCTGCATCGCTGGTGACCACCGGGGTGGGGGTGGTTTCACCCTGAGTTGCGGCGCCGGGGATCACCTTCCAGGTGCGCTGGTCGTCGGCCAGGGCGTAGCGCTTGCAAAACTCAAAGCAAACAACGCCTTCTTCGGGCAGATCATCCACAACCGGCATGTCTGTACGGATCGGCTTGAGGTAATCTTTCCCGCGGCCAGTTTCGATTTCAGCATCTTCAAGTGCAACATCCAGTGCAAGATTGGCGCGGGCTTCTGTTTTAAATGTCCCCCAGTAGACGGCGTCAGGTTTGCCTGATTTCTGGGTCGCCTTAATATGATTAAAAAATTCCATCTTGGAGCCTCGTTTGGGTGTAAGATACCCAACAGCTAATGAGCGCTGCTTAGGTAGTGGTCATTGGTCAAAACTCGATTCCGGAAAGCTTTGGTCGGCTGACCGGGTACTTAACCCGCCTTGCGCGGGTTTTGTGCTTATTGGGCGCCGGGCTTATTCGCCAGCTGAGAGATAAGCACTCCATCAAGTGCATCAAGCACCGGGTCGAACGTGGTATTCGACGGGAACTTGCTTACTGCGCGGATGACTGCTGAAACTGAGATATCACCTTCACGAAGGCTATATCCGCCGCCCGGGCCTCTGTGCGAGGTGACCAGCTTGCCGCTGCGCAGCCGCTTAAAAATTTGCTCCAGGTAGGAAACCGAGAGCTTCGATTCTTTACTCAGTGTGGCGAGGGGTACTGGCTTGCCGCAGTAGATTCGTTCCAGAACCGCAACAGCCTGGACTGATGCCATCACTCGTTTCATTCCAAATTCCATGGTCTATCCCTTCACCGGATCCCGGCCGTAGCCAGGGTTATCTTCAATGGCATCCTGCAGAACCTGAATCGCTTCGCCGTATGGAAGGGTCAGTGCCAGCTTAATCGCCGTTCCGAACGTCTCCGCTACCAGTTCAAACCTCTGCGCCAGGCGGTTCGCTTTCTCGGTCTGCTCCTCCACAGCCTCCATTTCAAACTGGTGCTCCTGCCAGACTTCATCCATAACGTCTTCTTCAACTTCACCGCGCAGCGCTTCTTTAACTTCAAGAACAGGCAGGATGCCGATTAACTCCTCTGCCGGTGCGGTGCTGTATCGCAATGCCAGTTCGTTCGCTGACATAAATCCTCCGGAAAAAAGGCCCGCCACGTGCGACGGGCAAAGAGAACTTTTCCAATTTAACCAGAACAGGTCATCGACTCCTGCCTGGTTGAGATGGCGGGATTACCATCACGATGCCATGTGCACCTGGCATCAGGCTGGCAACAGCCATTGGTCGAAACTCGATTAAAAATGTAACGCTGGCTGTTGGTCGTCAGCCGGTTTGTACGGGTAACACTGTCCTTTCACGTGCTGCTCTGCGGCAGCTGCTTCACAAACCGCCTCGGTGTTATAAACGCCGAGCATGGTGTCTGAGCATTCCCCGGTGAGGGCGCAGACGGTAACGATTAAGGCGAAAAACGAGGTCATGCGTTGAGCTCTGGATTACCTTTCTGCGCCATGAAGTAACAGAACTTGCGGATCAAGACTTCAACGATGTTGAGGCGAATAGCCTGCTGTTTAACTGGAATACGGGCATAGTCGATCATGGTTATCTCCTTATTGCCATTTGCGTCTGGCCGACGGAACGGTAAAGCCTGCTGCGCATTATTGGGGTCATCTCATCCGGTGTTTCATATGCCGCCGGCAGCTTCTACGTGGGCGTCCTGCCTGGATGACTTACTTGCTGCTTGGTATGGATATAGTAAAACCCATTTGGTGTTTTATTGTCAACACGTCTCGTGTTTGCTTGGGCGAAAAAATGCGAATTACGAATTATGGGCAATAAAAAAACCAGCGCTATGGCTGGCTTGGTGATTAAGAGGGGGAGAGAAAAAAATTAGTTATCGGATGCTTTAAAGCGTCCGCGGAGATATTTCTGTACGTAATCGTCAATCTCTTTAAGCCGTACCTCGAACAAATCAATCATTCGATCCTGCTCACTTTCTGGCAGCTGATCAAAGAGCTCAATAAGATGGCGATGGCGTGCTGTTATCCATGACTCTGTCGAATCAGCACCGAAAACTAGGTCTGCTGGCGCTATCTTTAGAGCCTTAGCGAGGGTAATGGCGTCATCAATACCGATAGTTCTGCTGCCTGATTCGTAATTTCCAACACGCGACTGCGCCCACCCGCATAACTCCGCAAGCGCCTTCTGCGAAATACCTTTTTGCTCTCTGGCCCGTTTTAACCGGGCGGCAATCTGATCATTCATGTTCATAAAGACGTTTTACCACGTTGCGTGTTATCACTCAAAAAACAAACGGTGTTGACAATCAAACACGCAGCGTGTTTAATTCCCTCATCGCATTCATATCGAGGTAGCAATGAACAACATCGCAAAGACGAGGCAATCCCTCGGGCTCACCCAAGACCAACTGGCTTCAATGTTTGGCTGGCGTCAGTCGCGTATTTCGAATTACGAAAATGGAACGAGAAAGCCAACTCTCAACGATTGCAGGCTCATCGTTGAGAAATTCAATCAACTGGGCGCCGAATGCACACTGGATAGTGTTTTCCCGCCAAAAAGTGATGAACAAGGTGATGAGCATGCAAACAGTAGCGTTTGAACATCTTAACCGACAGAAACCCGCTTCGCTGAAAACGGAAAATCAGTATGAACCCCGCCGCAGAGACAACCTGCGGCGCCAGGCGATCCTGACAGCCGTTCGTGAGTGGGAGCTTACTCTGCCCGGCCAGGCGCAGGACATTGTTACGCAGCTGGTGGCCGAGCAGTGGGCAAAAGAGGGTGGGCGTGGGATCACTGTGAATAAACAGAACCTTTATCGCTACCTGAAAAACGAAACCAATTCCAGTAAGTACACGGCTTATGTCATGCAACTCGCGAATGCGATCAGCGTGGCGATGCCGATAGAGATCGCCAGAAAACATGGTCTCCGTCAGGGTAAAACCGATATCGAGCTGGTGGCCGACGCGATAAAAGAGTGCGGCGAGCATCACCAGGCGAAGTTACTGGGCCTGCCAACCAAGAAGCAGGCGAAAGAGGGTTTTGAAAACCTTCTCGCCAACGCAGCGCTGCTGCCGGGAGAACTGGCTGGTGTGGTTATAGCTCACCTGCAGGCGCTGGCACCACTTTTTACGTAATCGAGTTTTGACCAATGAGTTCTACGACCATTAACCGCGAGGTGAGATATGTCTAATCCTTTGCCTAAGGCGATGCCTAAAAGTAAGGCTACAAATGAGCCTTACCGCAAGGTGAAGATCACCATGTGGGATGATCCAAAGTTTCGCGCGTTGTCCCCTTTGCCTCCCAGTGGGCAAAGCCTGTTTATTTATCTGCTGACCAGCCCGTTCACCGGGATTATCCCTGGGTTGTTCAAAGGCGGCCGGGCGGCGCTGGCTGAAGAGCTGGGGTGGGAACTGGAAGCCTTCGACTCTGCCTTAGGCGAAGGCTTAGCTTTAGGCATGGTTAAAGCCGACCTGAAAGCCAGAGTTTTTTGGCTTCCTAAGGCTGCGGTACATAACCCGCCAGCTTCAGTGAATGTGATCAAATCATGGGCGCGAGCCTTCGAATTATTGCCCGAGTGTGAACTGAAATGGGAGGCATGGGCGGCGCTCCAGGCCGCGTGTTATGGGGTGTCTGAGTCTATGGGTAAGGCATACGACAAGGCTATGCCTTTGCCTAAGGATAAGGCTTGCCCTTTGCCATCAGGTATCCAGAAAGCAGTAAACAGTAAACAGATCTTAAACCCCTCTCTTAACGCGGGCGCGAATGAAAACTCTGAGTTTGCTGGTTTACCAGATGAACCCGTTGCTCCGCGATACGTTGACGGACTGGATGAACCAGTCGGCAAATTCACGATGACAGCCGCCTGGTTGCCAAGCAGGGATTTTCGCCAGCGCGCGGCGACGTGGGGAATAGCTTTGCCTGACCCTGATTACCTTGTCACAGAACTCGCTGAGTTCGCGTCGTACTGGGAGTCAGAGGGAAAGATTTTCACCCAGGTTCAGTGGGAACAGAAATTCGCACGGCACATCGTGCTGGTGAGATCGAAAAAACAACCAGAAACCGGAGGTAAGGCCAATGCAGGAGTTCGGGGAGAGCCTACAGCATCCAGGGCTGTTCAGCAGATTCAGTCAGCACACGCAGAGTGGAGACGTCGCAATGGACTTGATGGCAACGGAAACAGCATGGCGCCTGTGGCAGGTCATGGGGGAAATATTCTCGAACCGGTGGACGCAGAAGAATGGGGCGGAGCCTTCGGCGCTCTGGATAGCCCAGATCGGTTCGATGACTGAACAGCAAATCAGTCTGGTCTGCCAGCAGTGCATGGAGCGCTGTGCAGGTGGGAATACCTGGCCGCCAGATCTCGCTGAGTTCGTGTCGCTCGTTTCGGAAAGTGGAGCGAACGCCTTCGGCCTGACGTCCGATAGTGTCATGGGTGAGTATCGCCGCTGGCGCAACGAATCCTATCGGTATTCAGGCAGCGACAAATACCCGTGGCCGCAGCCGGTGCTGTACCACATCTGCGTTGAGATGCGCAGAACGGGTGTGGAGCGCCAGATGACAGAGGGGGAGCTTAAAAAACTGGCAGAAAAGCTGTTAACGAAATGGAGCAAGCACGTCAGTAACGGCCTTTCGGTACCGCCGATTCGCCGCCAGCTTGCAGCACCGCAGCACCCGGCAGGGCCAACTCCGGCACAGCTGCTGATGGAAGAGTACAAGCGCCGCAAAGCGGCAGGTTTAACCAACTAAATCGAGTGATGACCAATGACCAAACCATTAACCCAGAAAGAGCAGGTGGCAGTTTTTGTGCGCTACCAACCGAACTGCGCCGTCGGCGACGTTTCCGAAGCGCTGGATATGTCAGGTGCAACTGCGGGTAAGCTGCTGCGCGAACTGAGTGACGATGGGGTGATAACGCGATCCCGTAACAGCGTCCAGTACACCTATGCGGCGGTGCCGCATGCCGATATACCGGATGTGATCCTTCCGTGCATGGAGGAGAAAAGCGACCCGGTCAAGATGCAGGCTGCCGAGCAGAAGGCGAAGGCTCTGGAAGAGAAAGGGCTGTGGCGCCGCGCTGCAGCAGTGTATTCAGACATGTTTGGCATTGCCTGCAGCTCTGTGGAGGTTGCCCGTATCGCCAAACGCCGCAAAGAGTGCCTGCGCCAGGCGGGGAGGGCCTGACTCATGCCAAGACCAAAAACGCACGGGGAGCGCACTCTGTTCATCGCCTGGATTATCGAGATGGTGAAAATGCATGGCCACGCTACGACCAATGATGTCGTAGCCATGTTCGGCCTGCACCGCACTACTGCCGAGAAATACATCCGGGCTGCCGTGGAGCAGGGCCATCTTATCCGCCACGGACGCTGCGGCGTCTTCCGCGACCAGCGGGCAGTTATTGACTTTGACATGGAGCGTTACACCCATCGTATGACGGCGAAATGAAACTAAAGCTTGAGGATCAACTATTACCAAGCCGCCCGGTAAGGATTTTTAGGGCGGTTATGAGCGAAAATCGGGCGCCAGCATAGCGTAAACAGGCGTCCGATATTTTGAAGTGGGTTGATTAATTAACCCGCTTCCCCGTTTCGTCAATGACCTTCTCGCCATCCTCTTTGGTAAACGCTCCTTTCTGGCCTTCCGGTAGAATATCCAGCACTATTTCTGAAGGACGGCAAAGACGAGTGCCAAGCGGCGTAACGACAATCGGCCGATTAATCAGGATCGGATGTTGAAGCATGAAATCAATCAACTGCTCATCACTAAATTTCTCTTCATCAAGTCCCAGTTGCTCATAAGGCTCAACGTTTTTACGCAGCAAGGCGCGCACCGTAATTCCCATATCTGAAATAAGTTTAATAAGCTCATCCCGGGTCGGAGGGGTATTGAGATAATAAATTATCGTCGGTTCGTTACCGCTGTTGCGGATCATCTCCAGCGTGTTGCGTGAGGTGCCACAGGCCGGGTTGTGATAGGTGGTTATATTGCTCATATTAGTATCTCATTACAAAGTGACAGAGAGCCGCCACGCCAGCGCGGCCAGAGTAACAAACAGCACCGGCACAGTCATGACAATGCCGGTACGGAAGTAATATCCCCAGGTAATCTTTATATTTTTCTGAGCAAGCACATGCAGCCACAGCAGGGTTGCCAGACTGCCAATCGGGGTGATTTTCGGGCCTAAATCGCAGCCAATCACATTGGCATAAACCATTGCCTCTTTGACGACGCCGGTCGCCGTACTCCCGTCAATCGAGAGCGCGCCAATCAGTACCGTCGGCATATTGTTCATCACCGATGAGAGAAATGCCGTCAGGAAACCGGTGCCGAACGTCGCTGCCCATAACCCTTTATCTGCCAGAAGATTCAACACGCCAGACAGGTAATCCGTGAGCCCTGCATTGCGCAGGCCATAGACCACCAGGTACATGCCGAGCGAGAAAATAACGATCTGCCATGGCGCACCGCGCAGGACTTTCCCGGTGTTGATGGCATTACCTCTTTTCGCCACCACAAACAGCACTGCTGCGCCAGCCGTCGCTATCGCACTGACCGGGATCCCCAGCGGCTCCAGGACAAAGAAACCGACAAGCAGCAATAAGAGGACAATCCAGCCCGCCCTGAAGGTTGCCGGATCCTTGATCGCACTGGCAGGCGTCTTCAGCAGCGAAACGTCATACGTGGCCGGAATATCCCTGCGGAAGAAGAGATGCAACATGACCAGGGTGGCCGCAATCGCTGCCACATCCACAGGGATCATAACGGAGGCGTACTGCGTAAAGCCCAGACCGAAAAAGTCCGCCGAGACGATATTCACCAGGTTAGAAACAATGAGCGGCAGGCTGGCCGTATCTGCGATAAATCCTGCGGCCATGACAAAAGCCAGAGTCGTGCCCTGGCTGAACCCCAGTGCAAGCAGCATCGCAATCACAATCGGCGTCAGGATCAGCGCGGCGCCGTCATTGGCAAACAACGCAGCAACAGCGGCACCGAGCAACACTATCCAGGTAAACAGCAGGCGGCCACGTCCGTTACCCCAGCGGGAGACGTGTAGTGCAGCCCATTCAAAGAAGCCGGACTCATCGAGCAGCAGGCTGATAATGATGACTGCAATAAATGCTGCTGTCGCGTTCCAGACGATATTCCAGACAACGGGAATATCAGCGATATGGATGACACCGGTTCCCAGCGCCAGCACAGTCCCGATACTCGCGCTCCAGCCAATACTCAGGCCTCTGGGTTGCCAGATCACCAGTACCAGCGTCAGTAAAAATGTACTCCCTGCCAGAAGCATCTCAGACTCCATCATATATGATTATGTAAATATCTTCCTGCCTCAGCAGGAGGTGCAGGCTGATTTATCCAGCCATTCACGCACATCCTCCCGCATACACTGCCAGGACGTTGTGATTGTCTCAGCTGCCCACGCTGGTATGTGGGGTGACAGACGATAGTGGATCCATTTGCCTTCACGACGGTCAAGTACCAGCCCGGCCTCACGAAGGATAGCCATATGTCGCGAGATTTTTGGCTGTGATTCAGAGGTGGCCGCGCAGATATCGCAGACGCACAGTTCACCGGACTCCCGGAGAAGCATGACGATGGTGAGCCGTGTTTTA